AGACAGTAGGATTTGTAGATAGAGGTTATAACTACGAACTTAAACGCAAACGTATAGAAGAAGAAGAAGAGGAGATTAAACGCCTTGAAGCTGAACAAGCTGGAGAAACAGAGTCAGAAGAGCAGCAAGAAGAAGCCACTGAAGAAACAGAGGCCAATTCAGAAAATGAAGAAAAAGCGTTATCTGGAGAAGAAAAATCATTTAAAAAACGATATGGTGATTTAAGACGACACACACAGAAAAAAGAAAAAGAGTGGGAAGATAAACTAGAAGCTCTTAAAAACAAATCTACTAGAGAAGGTATTGCACCACCTAAGTCAGATGAAGACATAGAAGAATGGGCAAAAGAACATCCAGATGTAGCAGGTATTGTAGAAACTATTGCAGCTAAAAAAGCTCAAGAGATGTTTGCTAAAGCAGATATACGTCTACAAGAACTAGACGATGCACAGGTAGAAGTTACACGAGCTAAAGCTGAAAGTAAGATTAAAGAGTCTCACGCAGACTTTGATGAGCTACGAGAAGCAGATGAGTTTCATAACTGGGTAGACGAACAGCCTAAATGGATTCGAGATGCACTGTATGAAAACTCAGATGATCCAGCTTCTGTAGTACGTGTCATTGATTTGTATAAGATTGATAATGGTCTTACAAGCAATGATAAGAAAACAAAAAGAAAAGCAGCAGCTTCTACTGTTACTAAACGTAGTAAAACACAAGTAGATGTAGAAGATGCTAATAATTCAATTCTTGAGTCACAGGTAGCTAAAATGACCGCTCAAGAGTTTGAAGAGAGATCAGAAGAAATTAACAAAGCAATACGCTCTGGTAAATTTGTTTATGATATGTCTGGTAAAGCCAGATAACTGTTGACAAATAATAAAACAACAGTATAACTAGGGTTACAAGTGTGAAAGCCTCGCAAGACTACCTTTTACACACCCTAAACTTCCAAAAGTCTAAACTAATAAGAACTACCTGTTAAAGTACAGGCCCATTTGTTTGTCATATTTGATTGATCATTGAATAGATAAACATCTGCACCCTAGAAAAAATACAGCCTCTTTTAGGTGTTAGCTTTTTCACAAAGCCAAATATCAGGAGGATTCACTATGGCTTTTTCATCCGCATCGGGATATGGTAATTTACCAAACGGTAATTTTAGCCCCGTAATTTATTCCAAAAAAGTACAACTTGCTTTCCGTAAGAGTACTGTAGTAGGAGACATAACGAATAGCGATTATTTTGGGGAGATTGCCGCACAAGGTGATACAGTCCAAATTATCAAAGAACCTGAGATTTCTGTTCAGGCTTACACTCGTGGCACACAAGTCACAGCGCAAGACCTTGACGATGAAGATTTCTCCTTAACCATTGATAAAGCTAACTATTTTGCTTTTAAGATGGATGACATTGAAGAAGCTCACTCACATGTGAATTTCATGCAGCTTGCAACAGACCGTGCTGCTTATCGTTTGTCAGATCAATATGACCAAGACGTACTTGGCTACCTTTCAGGTTTCAAGCAATCTGCTCAACATGCACAGGCTGATACTGTCAACACTACCACAAATGGTACTGCTGCTGTAACAACTGCTGGTTCAGACGAATTGCTTTCAAGCATGAAGTTAGACAAGGGTGACTTTGGTAACATCACAACTACTTCTGCAGGGGCGCATTCTATTCCCTTGACAGCTCGTATGCCTGGTGCTACGTCACTTCCAACAGCTACGGCTTCACCAGCAATGGTTGTTGCACGTATGGCTCGCCTCCTTGATCAACAGCAAGTTGATACACAAGGTCGTTGGCTGGTTGTCGATCCAGTATTTATGGAAATCTTGCGTGATGAAGATTCACGTTTCATGAATGCCGATTTCGGTGAAGCAGGTGGACTTCGTAATGGTCTTGTCATCAACAATTTCCACGGTTTCCGTATGTACACATCTAGTAATCTACCAGCGGTAGGTACTGGTCCAGGTACATCAGGTACGGCTAACCAAAATGCTAACTTTGGCATGATTGTTGCTGGTCATGATTCTGCTGTAGCAACTGCTGAGCAAATCAATAAGACTGAATCATACCGAGACCCTGACAGCTTTGCTGACATTGTTCGTGGTATGCATCTATATGGCAGGAAGATACTTCGCCCAGAAGCTATTGCAACTGCTAAATATAACGCAGCTTAGGGAGGTATTTAGATATGGCTACTATTACAATGAGTACAAACTCTGACTCCACCTCCAACAATGGTGGAACAGGGAATAAAAAACTTCGTGGTGCAATCACTGTTTTGCAAAACGATATTGATATGGCAGATGCAATACTGCAGAATGGTGGCACTGCTCTAGCAGCCGGTGACATTATTCAAGCAGTTGCTGTTCCAACTAATACTATGATCCTCCATGCGGGTATCAAAGTTATTAGCGCAATGGAGGGTACAACTACTGACTCTGGATTGCTTTTGGGTATCACAGGAACTGATGTAGATCTTTTCTCTGCAGCATTTGACTATGATGGTGCATCTGTTGGTGATCATACTACTGCTGTTCTTTCTAGCGGAAGTGCTGATAATCTACCAGCATTTACTGCAGCAGCAGATACTATTGATGTAGAAATTGATGCATCTAGTGGAACTATTACTGGTGGTGTTATTCGTGTGTATGCAATTTGCATTCTTATGGATGATATTACGCAGTCAAGTTCTGCTGCTGAAGTAGATCGTGATCTGCTTGCATAAATAAACTTTAGGGGCTGACTTAGGTTGGCCCCTTTAGCTTATCTTAGGGAAAAATAATGGCGCTTTCTTTTTTAACATTATCAAACAGTGTTATAGTACGTATGAATGAAATAGAACTTACCTCTAGTAATTTTACTGGAGCTAGGGGAGTTCAGACACAATGTAAAAATGCTGTAAATGAAGCTATAAGATATATTAATCAGAGAGAGTTTGGATACTCTTTTAATCATTCGACAAACACATCTACATTAGTACCTGGAGTGGCTAGATATGACTTACCCACAGATGCTAAGTCTGTTGACTACAGCACAGCCAGGATTAAAAAAGACAGTGTACTTAATGTAACAGGTACTAGTCTTACAAATCTTAATTATTATGAATACATTGATAATGACTTTGCTAGTGATGAAGATGATGTAGCAACAACAACCTTAAATGGTTCTCATACTGATTCCGTAACAACTCTTACCCTAACTTCTACTACAGGCTTTGATGCCTCTGGTAAAGTTCATGTAGGTGGAGAAGAGATTACATACACAGCCGTTTCTGGAAACACTCTTACAGGTTGTACCAGAGCTGCTAACAGTACTACTGCTGCTGCATATGCAACTGGAGTAACAGTAACTCAATTTGAAGGTGGTGGTGTACCAAGACAAATTGTACGTACACCAGATAATAACTATTTAGTTCACCCTTACCCTGATAAAGAATACGTATTAAATTTTGATTTTTATACATTCCCATCTGACTTAGCTGCTCATGGGGATACTACAACTATTCCAGATAGGTTTGCACCAGTAGTGGTAGATGGTGCTACAGCATTTGTGTATCAGTACCGTGGTGAGATGCAACAGTATCAATTAAACTTTGAAAGGTTTGAGCAGGGTATAAAGAACATGCAGGGCTTACTTATTAATAAGTATGACTATGTAAGGTCTACAATGATAAACAGACCAGGAAGCTCAGTTAGCTATACTTCTGGAGTTACTTCTTAATGCCAGATAGTTCTCAAGTACAACCAGCAGCATTTAACTGTCAGGGAGGTTTAGTTCTTAACCGTTCTAGTTTTTTAATGGAGCCAGGACAAGCAAGAGAGCTAGAAAACTTTGAGCCTGACATCCAGGGTGGCTACAGGAGAATAAGCGGATACTCTAAGTTTGTTAATCAGGTTGTACCAATTACAAATAGTACTGCTGAAGAACCTTTAATGTCTTCCCTATTCGCTAATAAAGTTTTAGCAGCTAGAGGGGAAAAGATATTCTCATCTGCCTCTACAGAGTTATCAATTCGTATTACGGCTAGTACAACCTTATCAGGCTCTGGTATTTTAACTGTAGCCTCTACTTCAGGTTTTTCTTCTAGTGGAACTATTCAAATTGACTCTGAAAAATTTACATACACAGGTATTAGTACAAACTCTTTTACGGGTGTAACTAGAGCTACTTCAAGTACAACTGCTGCTTTACATTCTAAACTTTCTGTAATATCAGAGGATTGGACAGTAAGAGATACTGGCAGGACTGGTGCTAAAAAATACCACTTTGAAAGATTTAACTTTGATGGTAACGAAAAGATTATCTTAGTTGATCAAGTTAATGCGCCAGTTGTTTTTAACTCTTCTATAGCTGCTACAGATGTTAGTGAAAGCAGTGTAGCAGGAGCAACAGTTGTAGCTGCTTATAGAAACCATATGTTCTATGCAGGTAAATCTACAATACCTCAAGAAGTAATTTTTAGTGAACCTTTTAATGAAGATGGTTTTAGTAGTGGTGCAGGTGCAGGTAGTGTAAAGGTTGATGACACTGTTGTTGCGCTAAAGGTTTTCCGTAATAGTTTATTTATATTTTGTGAAACTAGAATATTTAAACTTACAGGTTCCTCCCTTAGTGACTTTGTAGTAGAGCCTGTAACTAGAAACATTGGTTGCATTAACAGCTTTACTGTACAGGAATTTGCAGGAGATTTAATCTTCCTTGGACCTGATGGACTACGTACTGTTGCTGCTACTGCACGTATTGGTGATACAGAACTAGGTACAATTAGTAAAAACATTCAGTCTATTTTTGACGAAAACATTAAAGATGCGGTAGAGTTTGATAGCGTAGTTATACCAGATAAAACTCAGTATAGAATCTTTTTTAATAAAGCAGGTCAGGCATCAAGTATTTCTAAAGGAGCTACTTGTGTCCTAAAGAAAGAAGGTTTTGAGTTTTCAGAATTAAAAGGACTTAAAACTACTTGTACTGATACCTTTGTAGAAAGAGGTGACGTAATTGTATTACATGGGGATGTTACTGGATTTGTGCAGAGACAAGAATCTGGAAGTACTTTTGACGGATCAACTATTTTAGGTAAGTACAGAAGTCCTGATATGGCTTTTGGAGACTCTGGTATCCGTAAGCATATGCAAAAGGTTATTATTAACTATAGACCTGAAGGAGTTATTGACACGGACTTATTTGTACGTTATGATAACGAAGATAAAAACTCTGCTAGACCTGCAGTATATCCCTTTGATACAACTAACTTACCCTCTGCATATGGTTCAGCTTTATACAGTACAACTTCCAGTACAACACAGTTTGCTTACGGAGGGGGTCAAGACCCTCTTGATAGAAAGTCAGTAGAAGGTTCAGGTTTTTCTATTATATTAAGAGTAGAAGATGATGGAGTAAGTAACCCATACTCTCTAAAAGGGTTTCAATTAGAATATCAGTTAGGAGCTAGACGCTAATGGGCGCTACATATACAAGACAATCCACTTATACAGATGGCGATACAATCACTGCTGATCACACTAATGATGAATTTGATCAACTTTTAGCTGCCTTTGCTGCAAGTACAGGTCACACACATGACGGTACAGCAGGAGAAGGTGGACCTATTAGTGCACTAGTTGGTCACACCCTTACATTTGGTGCTGGTACTTCAGGTACAGACATTACAATTACCTTTGATGGTGAAAGCAATGATGGTGTACTAAAGTGGATGGAAGACGAAGACTACTTTGAGTTTTCTGATGATATACTTATTGCTACTACAGAGAAGCTACAGTTTCGTGACACTGCTATTTATATTAACTCTAGTGCTGACGGTCAGCTTGATATTGTTGCAGACACAGAAATACAAATTGCTGCTACTACTATAGATATTAATGGTCTTGTTGATATATCAGGTAACTTATCTGTAGGTGGTAACTTAGATGTTACAGGTACGTTTGATCTTAGTGATGCTAACTTTACTAATGCAGGTAGTATTTCTTTAGACAGTATTTCTGGTGATGCAGATGCAAATACAAGTATTACCTTTAGTGGCTCAGATGTAATTACTATTGCTACTGGTGGTTCTACTGCAGCTACATTCAATGCTTCTCAGGCACTTACTTTAAGTGGCATACTTGACGTAACAGATGCTACAGATGCTAGTGACGCAACAGGAGACACAGGTGCATTACGTACTGAGGGTGGCGCAAGTATAGCTAAGAAGTTGTATGTAGGTACAGACCTAGCTGTGTCTGGTGCTACTACACTTGCTGCTACTTCGTTTGGCGATGCTAACATTACTAACGTAGGTAGTATTGCTCTTGATACAATTATTAATGATGGTACAGATATTACGATAGATTCATCTGGTGATATTGTTCTTGATGCTGGTGGTGCTAATGTAACTTTTAAAGACGATGGCACATCTATACTTGATATTTCAAATGTATCTAGCGATGCCGTACTTACGGTAAGCACAGCAGATAAAAACTTTACTATTAAAGGTACAGATGGTGCTAGTGCCATTACTGCATTAGACATTGATATGGCACTTGCGGGTAAAGCTACCTTTAGTGGAGATGTAGTAGTTACAGGGGATCTTACCATTACTGGTGATGACCTTACAATGGCTACTAATACTGCAGGTGCTTTACTTATTGCAGATGGTACAAACTTTAATCCTACTGTTGTTGGTGATTTAACTGAAATATCAACTGCTGCTAATGATGATGTCTTTTTAGCTATTGATACATCTGGTGGTGGACTTAAGAGGATTACTAGAAGTACTATTCTTGCTGGTTCTGGTTCAAGTTCAGACATAGCTAACGTAGTAGAAGACACATCACCACAACTAGGTGGAAACCTAGATATGAATGGTGCTGATATTGTTACAACTTCTAATGCTACTCTTGACTTAGCTCCTAATGGAACAGGTACAGTTGTTGTAAGGGGTAATACTAACTCAGCTGCAATAGTATTTAACTGTGAAAGTAATAGTCACGGACAAAAAGTGTTTGGACAGCCACACTCTGCAAGTGTTACAAATGCCTTAATGCTACCAGCAGGTGCTAGCTCAACATTAGTATCTCTCGTATCTACAGACACACTTACTAATAAAACACTTACTGCTGCTAAGATAGTTGATGGTGGATTTCTAGCTGATGCTAATGGTAATGAACTTATAGTATTCCAAACAACAGGCTCTGCTGTAAATCAACTAGAAATAACTAACAATGCTAGTGGTAGTGACCCTATACTCGCAGCTACAGGTGGTGACACTAATATAGGTATTACACTTACGCCTAAAGGTACAGGTGTAATTACAATTGCTGCAGGTAACTTAGACTATGGTGGAACTGCAGTTACATCTACTGGTGCAGAACTTAATATTTTAGATGGTGTTAATACTACAGCAGCAGAGTTAAATATAATGGATGGTGGTACTTCTGCTACCTCAACTACAGTAGTAGATGCAGACCGTGTTGTTCTGAATGACAACGGCACTATGGTTCAAGTAGCTGTAACAGATCTTGCTGCATACTTTGACGATGAAATAACTGCAATGCCTAACCTTATAACTACTGCAGCTACTACGGTAGGAGCATTAAATTCTGGTAGTATTACTTCTGGATTTGGAACTATTGATACAGGTGCTTCTGCTATTACTACTACAGGTCTTATATCTGGTGGTTCATTAGACATTGATAATGTTCTTATTAACGGTACAACTATTGGTCACACAGATGATACAGACCTCATTACATTAGCTGATGGTTTAGTTACTGTTGCTGGTGAAGTATCCTTGACAACGCTAGACATTGGTGGTACTAATATAGCTACTACTGCTGCGGAAATAAACCTAATAGATGGTGGCACAGCAAGGGGAACTACAGCACTTGCTGATGGAGATGGTATACTAATTAATGATGCTGGTACAATGAGAATGACCTCAGTTGAAACAGTTAAAACATACATGGCAGGTAGTGCCGCTACTAAAGGTTTCGCCATAGCAATGGCAATCGTATTCGGATAAAGGAAGAAATAAATGGCCGTAATTAATCTAATTGATGTATCAAGCATTACACCTACTACAGTAGCTGGTGCAGTAACAACAAGTAGAGCATCTATTATTGATGTTGCTGCAGATAAAGTTGCTAAAGTAAATACACTAAT